TGGTACCAACCCTGAAGGGGCTTGGCGTTCGGGATGCGGATGTGTGGGAGGTAGGTGACGTCATTGAAGCCAAGATACACCTTGACCTCCTTCTTGTCGTCATCCTTCGCGTTGCGGACCATCCCCACCTTTGCCATGCGGAACTTCGCGCGCATGCCGGTCAGCGGGTCGTCCTCCTCCTCGATTGGGCCCAGGAACTCCCGTTGGTTCGGGTCCGGGCGCATGAAATACTTGTAAGCCTCCTGAGCGGCTTCGCCGGTTTCTTCATTCAGCCATGCTGCGTGGTCCATGTGGTTCTCCTCGTTACGTGTGAAAAAGTCTAGTGCCTTACCCGGAAGAAGTAAAGCGGTTTCATTTCCTGAAGTTCTGATGCTCCCGGCTGTGATCTTCGTGAGTCGTCAGCACCAGGTTCCCGGGGTCGTTATTCTTCTTGTCCTCGTCACGGTGGTGAACAATCTCGTCACCGCGCAGAGGGCGTCCCAACTTCTGAGCCATGATCACGCGGTGCTCTAGCTCCCAGCCCGCTTCCGTCCTGATGAGCCAGTACCCGTCCGCGTGCTCCGTCCGGGAGCCCAGAGGAAGGCGGCGGGCGTCCGTCGCGGCCTCCCGAGCGGCGAGCAGGGCTGGGTCCTTCCGGTCCTAGCGGGCCTTTGTCGCGGCTGCAATTTTGGCGCGGAGTTCCTCCGTTTGTCTCCGACCCTTTTGGGCCTCCGACAACTTCTTGCGTTGTTCGTCCGACTTCGGACGCCCCTTGGGCCAAGCCATGTTTTCAATCCCCGATTGACCAGAATACGATGGGGCCGGGAACCTCGCGGATGTTCCTTATCAGCCACCAAAGTGCCTTCTTATCATAATACGGATTTATGGGCCAAGGTTCTGGACACTCTGCCGGGGCCGCGTCCGCGTACCCGTAGCCCTCGTCAATGAACTTGATCCGGTCGCCCAAGGTCAGGCCCGCGGCCTTCTCGATGTACTCCCGGGTGGCGTCCTGGCTCCGCGAGTAACCCATGTGAAGAATGACGTTGTAATTGCGGAGCAGGCCCGCCTCCTCGAAGCCCTTGAGCACCCCGGCGGCGACCGTCCCCGAGCTGATACTGATGACCATGGTCCCGGAGCCCGGGAGGTGCGGGGCGGTGCGGACGGCCTCCGCGGCGTTCTCCGTGATCGACTCCGGGAGCTTCAGGGCGTTCGGCATCAGGTAGCTGTCGTGGTAGTTCTCCCGCAGGTGCTTCTTGGCCGTATGGTACAGGATCGCGGAGCGGCCCGCCGGGATGTCCACAAGGTCCGCCCCGAGCTGGCGAGCGTGCTGCTGTTGGACGCGCGGGGCGTCCGCGGCCCCGTCGCGCTTGAAGCGGGGCCAGTAGTCCACGGCCTGTTTCCCGAGCTGCTGGCAGACGTAGGCGACCGCCCAGCCCGCCTTCGAGTGGTACGTGTCCAGACAGCCGATGGTGGTCTCAGGCCGGTTCTTGATGTGGGCGACCACACCGCGAATCTTGCTGAAGGACGGCCCCGGGAGCGGGGCGCACAGGTCCTCCCGCTTGACGATGATGGGCACCCCGTTCAGCTCGTGGGTTTCGAGGGGCGTGTTGTTGACAATCATTTGTCAGACTCCTTGTGGATACGCCCAAGGGCGCGGTACAGTTTGCGCAGCTTCATGTTCTCCGGGTACTGGACGCGACCGCACTTGGAGCAAGTCAAGGCTCCGCGCAGGTACACGTTCCGACCCGGGAAGAAGTCGTGAAGGCAGAAGCCTTGATTGGCTCCGCGCAACCACCAGATCGCCCAGGCGATCCCGGCGGCGAGGTTCAACCAAGCCCACCAGCTCATGTTCTATTCTCCTTCCACATCTTTCTCCCCAGACGCCCTTCCGCGTGTAACCGTTTCGCAACGGCGGACCGTTTCGCCCGTAGCTCCGGGCTCCTCGCCGCGAGGGCTTTGTTGCTTGCGCTCATCTTCGCCCGAACCTCCGGCGGGATTGAAGTTGGTCTCCCCGCCTCCGGCAATCCGTTGTATCCTTTTCCGTAGGCGCGGCGGAGGTCTATGTGTAGTTGTTCCCGCTCCAACAGCTTCTCCGGTTCGCACTCCTCCACTACCTCAAATTTGAACAAGTCCTCGCCGTATTTGTTCCATGCTTTCTGGAGAATTGGAGCGTGGTGAGCGCCCCGGCGCAATAGGTTTCGATGGTTCTTCCACCGCTCCTCGATATTGACGGAGGAACCCACGTACAACCGCCCGTTCTTCAGATTCCGTATGTAGTAAATTCCGCAGATCATGGACGCCCCGGCATATGGCTCAAGAAGGATTTGGCCGCCGGACTCGAACCCAGCCAAGGCTCCAAACCCGCGCGAATCTCGTCAATATCGTTGTACAGAGGATAGTGGCCGTTACAGTGACTCTTGTATTTACAAAGTATAGTCTCCACCTCCTGGATGTTCACGGGGCGGTCGCCCAAGGGCGGGGCGGCGAGGTCCGCGAACCGCCCAATCAGGTGGTCTGCGACCCCGGACAGGATCGCCTCGCGCTTGGGCTTCGCGTTCTCCGGGTACTTGTGAGCCTCGCGCTGCTCCCACAGCATCATCGCGGCCTTCTCCGGGTCCTTGAACATGAACACGGCGGCGTTGTCGAAGTCCACCGGGACCTCCATCACCCGGTCCATCATGTCCGCGATCTTGAACCCGATCCACGGCCCGAAGCCGTTGTGCTCCTGGGCGCGGGCGGAGACGGTCTTGAAGGGCAGGCGCTCATCCTCCGTCGCCCGGGCTCCAACGTACAGGGCCATGTTCTCCGGGCGGTCGCCGTAGCGGGCCTGGAGGGAGGTCACGGAGTCCACGGCGATCTTGGCCCGGTAGTGGCGGCGCTCATGCCCACGAGGCCAGCGACCCCCAGCGGGCGTCTCCTCCTCGTTGCGGGCCGCGACCATCATCCAGTGCCAGAACTCCTCGCCCTCCTTCTCGCTGAGGAAGGAGGCGACACCGGCGTGGTAGTAGCACCAATATGCGAGGAGCCAACGGCAGAGCTGCGGCACGGAGAAGTCGCCCGCGGACTCCGCCCGGACCAGGGCGATGTAGATGGGGTCCAGATCGCCGGTGGTGATCAGGTGTCGGCCAAACGTCTCGATGTCCAGCCGGGGGTAGTTTCTGCTCATAATCTTTTCTCACAAGTATGCTTGACTGATTTTCCCGCTCAGGTCCTTCAAGATGTCCCAATCAGAGAATTGGCGACTGAAGGAAGGCTCCATGCGGACTTCTTTGTTGACGTGAATACGGGAATGGACCGTCAGCCACTTGCTGTCGCTGTCCTCCGTGATCACAACGTGAATCCACGGAGGTAGCTTGAAGGGCTCCATTCTGTATCCCCGCTCCGCCGGGTACTCCACCCGGCGGAGCAGGTAGTCATAGGTGCGCTCCGAGGCTCCCATGACCCCGGCCTCAGTCGGCCAGGCGGGTCTGGCGGGCGTCAGCCTTCGGGGCGGACTTCAGCGGCTTGTGGGCCGGGATCGCGTGACCCTCCGGGACCACGATGTGGAACCGCTCCGTGCCGTCCGCGGAGAAGGCGGAGCGGACCCCGTAGCCCTTCAGCTTCATGTCCCAGCCGAAGCCGGAGCGCACGGTGGCTTCGGTCCAGGGCTTGTTGCCGCCACTCAGGGCTTCGATCAGTTCGGCCATGGTCGCACCGTTCGGGCGGGACAGCATGTCCAGGAGCATGGCCTGCTTCGAGCCCTCGCGGCAGGGGATCGGGGCGTGGCCCGGGGCGGCCAGGTTGGTGCCGCGCGGGGCGCGGGCCTTCTTCTCCTCAGCGGACTTCGGAGCGGTGACCTGACGGCCCGCGGCTTTGCCCATGCGGCGGGCGCGGTCGGCCACGCCGTAGAGTCCGGCAGCTTCCAGGCCGGCAATTGACTTGTGTTTGTCCAACGCCTCTTGATCTCCCTTGGTCCACTCGTCGCTGTGCGAGCCCGACATGGGGCGGCGCAGCCCAGACATGTCGCCATGTTGGGCGCGTTGGATAGCCTCCCAATCGTAGCCGAATATCTTGTCCACGTTTACTTCCTCCGGTGTAGTAGGTCCGGCCTCAACTTCCGGGTGGGCTTCGGCGTAACGCTGAAGCATCTTCCAGGTGCGGGACACGGCGGACTTCTTGTCAGCGAATCGGCGGACGTTCTGGACGGACTCGCCGTTGCGGAAGGTGCCGATGACCTCGTTGTACAGCTCGACCAGGGCCGGGCCAGACAGCTCGTTCAGGGAGGCTTCGGTGTAGGCGACGTTGTTGAAGTTGATGGCGGTGGTGTTCATGACAGGCTCCTTTTCTGGGTTAAGCGGTCTTGCGTTTGCTCGACCGTTGAAAGAAGTATAGTGGCGCATCCCGAAGAAGTAAAGTGGGGCGAGCAACTTTTTTGACTTTCAGGGAAAACCCCTAGTTGCTCACCCCGTCCTTCACTTACTCACACTCACGGCGACCCGTGGCCGGGTCGATGCGGCACTGGCTCGCGGGCTCCTCCGTCTCCGGGGCGTCCGCTTCCGGCTCATTGCCATCGTCCTTCGCCACGAGGATGCCCGACCGCTTCCCGCCCAAGCGGAAGGTCGTGCAGCCCTTCGCTCCGCCCTCCCAGGCGCTGACGTACACGTTCTTGAAGTCCTCCCAGCTGATGTCGGAAGGCACGTTGCAGGTCTTGCTCACCGCGGAATCGACCCGCTGGGCCGCGACGGTCAGGGCGGCGACGTGCTCCTGGACGGTGACGCGGGAGCAGGCCTTGCCGCGGACCCCGAACACGCGGGCACCGTAGTCCTCCACCGTCTCCACCCGCGGGCCGCTGAACTCGATCACGGTGCGGTCGAAGCTGTAGGCGAACACCGGCTCAATCCCGGAGCTGACGTTGTCTGCGCACAGGCTGATGGTCCCGGTCGGGGCGATGGAGGTGAGGTGGGAGTTGCGGATGCCGTATTGGGCGATGGCGTCCCGCACGTCCTCGCGGAGGGTCTTGATGAACTGGCCCTGAAGGTACTTGTCCTTGTCGAACTTCGGGAAGGAGCCCTTGACCTTGGCGATGTGGGCGCTGGCCAGGTAGGACTCATCACGCAGCGTGTCCAGCACCTCCGCCTCGAAGGCGAGGAAGGCGGGTGAACCGTACTCATGGCCCAGGGCTTCGGCGGCGTTGGCCAGGCCGGTGATCCCGAGGCCCATGCGGCGCTTGTCCTTGGCTTCCTGCTTCTGCTGCGGCAGCGGGTAGATCGCGCGATCAACCACGTTGTCCATCGCGCGGACCACCTGCGGGATGTCCTCGCGGTACTGGTCCCAGTCGAAGGCGTAGTGGCCCGCCCCGTCCTTGTAGATGTACTTGACCAGGTTGAAGGAGCCCAACAAGCAAGCACCGTAGGGCGGGAGCGGTTGCTCACCGCAGGGGTTCGTGGCGGCGATGGTCTCGCAGTACAACAGGTTGTTCATGCGGTTGATCGCGTCGATGAACAGCACGCCCGGCTCCGCCCAATCCCAGGTCCCGCGCATGATCGCGTCCCACAGCGCCCGGGCGTCCACTTCGCGGTAGGTCCGGCCCTCGAAGGTGAGGGGGAACGGCTCGCCGGAGGCGACGCACTCCATGAACTTGTCGGTGATGGCGACGGAGACGTTGAAGCCGGTCAGCTTCATGGTCTGCTGGAGGGACATGATCAACTGCTGCTTCTGGGCTCCTTCCGGGAGTTCGGCCACGAGGTCCCAGAGCGGCTGAACGTCCTTCCCGGGTTGCTTGGCGTGAATGAACTCCTCGATGTCGGGATGGTCCACGCGCATCACCCCCATCTGGGCTCCGCGGCGATGGCCGGAGGAGGCGACGCACTTGCAGATCGCGTCGAAGATGTGTATGAAGCTGATGGGGCCGGAGGAGTGGGACTGGAGCTTGCGGATCAGGTCGCCGCGAGGACGGAGGGTGCTGAAGTCATAGCCGATCCCGCCGCCCATCCGCATCGTGGCTGCGGCTTCCGCGGCCCGGACCATGATGGAGCCTTCGCCGTCCACGAAGCTGTCGTTGATCGTCCCGGAGACATAGCAGTTGTATGGCGTGACCTGGCGGGTGGAGCCCATCGCGGACTGGATGCGGCCCGCCGGGAGGAAGCGCATGCCCAGGAGGGCGTCCCGGAAGTCCGCGAAGTGCTGGTCATCGTCCTTCAGGGCCGCGGCGATCCGGTTCATGGCCTCGCGGAAGGACTCGCCGCTGCCGCGGTACTTCTGGGCGTGTAGTTCTTGTGAGTAGGGTACTTGAGGACCGTGCATTTTGCGAGTCTCCTTGAAGGGTTGAGGGCTTTCTATCATATCGTTGCTCCTGTTCTTGGGCTACATCATAACGAGGTCGATGCGTTCCGCGGCCCGGGTAATGGCGGTGTACAACCATTCCTTCCGGTCCTTCCCGTACCACTCGTCAAACAGCAGGACGTTGTTCCACTGGGAGCCCTGCGACTTGTGGACGGTGAGCGCATAGCCATAGTCGAACTCCTCCGCGTCCTTCCGCTCCCAATACTCCGGCTTGTTGCCGTGGAAGTAGTGGGGGTGGGCGCTGACTTCGACCTTCGCACCGTCCTCGCCTTCGATGTCCATGATGACATAGTCGCCGTCGAAGATCGTGTCACGGCGGACCGTCCAGAGCTGGCCGTTGAGCAGGCCCCCCTCGTGGTTGTTGCGGAGGCACACCAGCTTGTCGCCTTCCTGGGGCAGGGCGTTCGTCCGCCCGAGGAGTTCCCGGGCACGTCCGTTGCTCGTGATTCTCGTGGCGTTCCTGCCAACGAGGAGCTGGTCAGTGGACAGTACCATGTCCCGGAGTTCTTCGCGTGGCAGGCGGCCATAGGGAATCACGCGGCTGGCACCGTAGTCGCCGGGGCGGAGCACGCGGCCCTCGCGGACCTCCTTGGACATCCAGATGATCGGGTTGTCCTGGGCCTGGCGGTGAATCTCCGTGAGCAGGATGTCGGGCTTGTTCTTGAAGAAGGGGGTGCCGCCCACGGGCGGGAGCTGCCCCGGATCGCCCAGGGCGAGGATCGGGCAACCGAAGCTGAGCAAGTCCTCCCCCATCTGCTCGTCAATCATGGAATACTCATCCACCACGAGCAGCGCGGCCTCGAACAGGTGCGACTCCGTGTTGAGCTGGAACATCGGGCGGGCGAGGTTGATCTGCTCCGCCTTGATCGCCGCATCGACCTTCTCCACGATGGTTTCCGGGACGGGCTTGTGGGTGAGGAGCCGCGCCCGCTCCGCTTGGAGTTCCTTCAGGCGCTGCTGCGACTTGTCCTTGGGCGTGTAGATGAGCTTGTGAATGGTACTCACGTTGGTCGCCCCGGACTTCGTGAGGACGTGAGCGGCCTTGCCGGTGTAGGCGGCGAAGTACACGGGACCGTTGACGGTCGCGGCGAGGTGTTTGGCCAGGGTGGTCTTGCCGGTTCCGGCGTACCCGGCGAGCTGGAACACGGGCTTGTCCCGGGTCTTGAGCCAACGCCCAACCCGGTCCAGCGCGGTCTGCTGTTGCGGACTCCACATGATGATCGTTCTCCGTTTCTGATGAAAAGAAGGGGGCCACGAAGGCCCCCTGAAGGTACGGCCCGAGGGGGCGGGCCGTCCGGGTCGGTCCTCCCGGTAGATCAGAACACCGGCTTGCCGCCGCCTGCGCCCTGGGCTTCTTCGTCCGCGGAGCCCGGAGCCTGCGACTCATAGGCAGCGCGGGCCTTGCCCTGCTCGATCATCGACTTGATGTTCACAGCGGCCTGGAACAGCGGGTCATCGGGCAGGAGGCGAGCCTGCTGGGCGTTCTCGCCGTCGAAGGCGATGGCGTCCCAGTTGAAGAACTGGCCCTTGTTGTTCTTCTCGCTCACGGTCTTGAGGCGGTAGCGGTGGGCGAACAGCGGAGCCGGAATGCGGCGACCGTCCGGCAGCGGAATCTGGATGGTCTTGGCCTTGGTCATCCAGCCCTTGTACTTCTTGATCTTGGTGGAGCTGAAGGCCAGGACCGCTTCCGAGGCGTTGCCGTCATCATCCAGCGCGATGCCGTACACATAGAAGGTTTCGATCAGCTCGTTGCCGTCCGGGGTGCTGTACTTGCCATACTCCGAGGACGCTGCCTTGGCGTGGTTCACCAGATCGCTGTTGACTTCGTGGATGCCCACGAAACCGCCGCCCGCATCGCGGGGCTTCCACTCCACGTACACGTGCTGGGTGGTCGCCGGGACGAAGGCGATGCCCTTCTTGCCGTCCCAGACTTCGCCGGTCACGGTGTTCAGGATCATGCCCTGGCGCAGGCTGTCGTTCTCCTGGAGCTGCGGGCTGAGGGCCTGAAGAATCTGGAGGAACGGGATGCTGTAGTCATCGCTGGTCTGGTTCTCGAAGCCCGCGCCCGCGTAGTCGGCATATGCGCCATACTCCGCCATTGCGGTGTTCTGTTCCTTCACTGCGACATCGGTGGTCTTGCTATCGGTCTTGGCCATGGTGTGGCTCCTTCGGTTCAATGTGAGCGGGTCGATTGGGCCCCCGGTCGAATAGCCCTGCCGTCTCACCGGCTGTACCCGCTGTCACCCGCGGGGCGGTTCGGTCGGGAGGAAGGCCCGGGGCCGTCCTCCTGCATTCTGGTCACACTTCGATCTTGGACACGCGCTGACGATGGACCCCGAACAGGTCCATGGGGACTTCCTCGCCTTCACGCAGCTTCTCGCGGACGAAAGCGGCAAGGGTCGAAGGATGGACGCTGGCGTTGTCGTCCACCTCGAACTCGCCCGCGAGACGCTGGCGCAGTTCGTCAGCCCTTTCGTCCTCGCCCTTGCCGAATGCGACGGCGACCACGCGCTTGATCATCGCGGCGTGGCCGTTCTGCTTGAGCCAGGCGAAGGCGAGCGGGGCCTTGGCCTTCGGGATGCTGGCGCGGATCGTCTCGTCAATCTTGATCTTCAGGCCGGTGGTGGTCTTGAACTCGCCAATACCGATCTGGTCCATGAGTTCGGGCACCTGGCGCTCCGCGATGTCGCGGAGTTCTTCGCGGGCCTTGTTGAGCTGGGCTTCGAGGTCTGCGACCTTCGACTGGGCAGCGGCCTGTTGTTCGGCCAGCTGAGTGAGTTGGCTCAGTTCGCCACCGGCGGTCTGAGGTTGGACATAGTCCAGGTATGCGTTTTCACTTGACATGTGATTCTCCGTTTCTTCGGTGAGGGGGTATCCCAATCACGCTGAAGAAGTATAGCCGGTCAATCGGAAGAAGTAAAGAGGCCCGAGGCGTCCACCGCGATGTAGCGTTGGTCCTTTCCGCTCCACTGGAGCAGGGACACATCCCCATCATTGGCGTCCGCGGCGATGGCGACGGCGAACCCGATCAGGACCGGATTGCCCACGAGCAGGAGGTGGTCCCCCGGTCCGAAGTCGGCCAGCTTCTCCTTCAGCTCATCAATGATCGGCTCCGGGCGGAACGGGGCCGCGGTCGGGCTGAGCAAGTACACCAGCTCACCGAACTCCTCCGCCGGGGCGAGGTTGAATTTGGGCTCGAACCGCTGCTTGTCGCGGTCCCAGCGGTGTTGGTTCTGTACAACAAATACACGGCTCATAGTAGTCTCACAACCAGTCTTTGAGGCGGTCGCCGGTGATCTGGCTCGCCACGTTGAATTTGTTCCTCAACGCTTCCACCACCTTCTCATCCACGGAGTCCTCAGCCACGAGGTCGATGTACAGCACGTTGTTGGTCTGTCCGATCCGGTGGGCGCGGTCCTCCGACTGAAGGCGGTCGATCAGCTTGAAGCTGTTGGAATAATAAATGACAGTCTTGGCTGCCGTCAAGGTCAGGCCCGTCGCCCCCGCCGCGGGGTTGCCCACGAACACGCGGGCCTGTTCCTCCGGCGGGACGGCCTCGCGCCCAACCACCTGTCCGTTGTGGTACAGGGGGCGCTCGCCCTGGAACCGGGCCTTGGCGTCCGCCCGCTCATCATCGTTCACCAGCCCGTCATAGCGGACCGCGCTGATGCCGCGCTCGCGGAGGGCGTCCATGATCAGGGTGATGTCCATCTGGAACCGGGCCCAGACGATCACCTTGTGCTGGGACTCCTCGATCAGCTCACAGAGCAGGTCCAGGCGACGGTTCGGCCCCGGGATTGTGTACACGGGTTCCGCTTCATCGTCGGTCGGGAGGTAGCCGCAGGTGATCTGCTGGAGGCGGAGGAGCCGGGTGATGGCGAGGGCGGCGATGACCGGGGTGGTGCCCTCCGCGCCCAGGTCAGGGGCGTCTCCGCAGTCGGGGCAGGGGTAGATGAAGCCGTCAAACTCCACCTCACGTTTGCCCAAGCAGGTCGGGCAGGCGTCCGGCGACGGCTCCGCGGCGACCGCTTCCGCGTCCCGCTCAATCCCGCCCGTCTCCAGCCACACGATGTACTCGTCACGCAACTGGCGATACAGCTTGCCCTGCTCCGGGGTCATCGGGAAGAACCGCTTGCTGTACAGCTTCGGCGGGAGGTCCAGCACGTCATCCTTCGTGACCCGGGAGGAGACGGGCTGGAGTAGGGCGTTCAGATCGTCCAGGCGGCGATAGCCCACCAGCACGTCATACTCGTTGCCGTCATTCTTCTTGGTCTCGGGGTTGAAGGCGGTCGGGTTCCAGCCCTTCTTCCAGATGCCGAAGTGCTGCTTGAACTCCGTGAAGGTCCCCAGCTGGTTCTTGTTCCAGTAGTCGTCAATCAAGAACTTGATCTGGCTGTAGGCGTCGAAGGGTCCCTGAGCAATCGGAGTCCCGGTCAGGACCCGCCTGAATGGCGCGTACTTCGCGGAGCGGAGGATGGACTTGGTGCGCTCCGCGGTCGGGGTCTTGATGTAGTGCGCCTCATCCAGGACGTACAGGAGGCGGCGCTTGTCGAAGAAGTCAATCAGCGCCCGCTTCCCGGAGGCGGTCATGAAGGCTTCATAGCTGATGGTGAGCCAGGCGAAGCCCTTGTGCTCGATGACGGCCTTGACCGCCTGCTTGTGCCACTTGGTGTCGGCCTTCGGGCTCTGGTAGTGGAAGGCCCGGACGTGCTTGATCACCTCATCGGGTACGTGGTCCGGGATTTCCTTCTCAACCCA